CATACTACTAATAAATTTAGGGGATGGTTGTGTCACAAGTGTAATAGAAGCTTGGGTGGCTTTTCGGATGATGTGTCTATGATGAAAAGGGCTATAGCATACCTCACTAATTCTAGAGAATCCTAGTTATAACATAGCGGGTATACCCTTTATCTATCTACTTCTAGTAACACTTAGTTGGTATAATGAATACATACTCAACTAAGGATATAAGTATGTTAACTAAAATAATCGCAGTACTAACTTACCTCATTTCAGGAGAAGGTTCGATAGTTCGTAGAATACAAGAAAGTCAAACACGAAGAGTGTCTTACTGGCAACTGAAGAATATGACAGACAAGGACCTGAGAGACATAGGTCTAAACAGGGCTGACATATACAAAGTAGCTTTTGAGGGAAGGGGTCGGGAGTAGGTTACTACTAGTATATTATATAGTAGACCGCTCAACCGACAATTCATTATACAAATAAATTGACTATCTGTCAATACTAATTGTTATTGTAATTGCTTAATTAGGCACTTGACCTGACACCATATAAAATGTTACAATGAAGGGGTTAGTCAGAGATGAGTTTTAATCTATACTACATACGCGCAGCCATACAGCAGCGAACAGGTCAAGTTCTAAAGTTTGAACGTATCCGCCAATTACTACTTGAAGAAGGTTTAATATCTCAGCGAGAGCTAGATGCCAATCCCTTATCAAAAGAATTTGGTGGTTATGGTAGATACTTTTTTACTGAAGAGTGTTCCGTCGATGTCCCACACGATCCTAAGAGATTTATACCTATACAAGAGATACTTGAGGATGGTTTTGACGAAGATTAAATTAAATTGGATATAATACAATCGCAAAGACAAAATCTGAAAAGATAGCAGCTGGTAAGAAGAGACACGGTTTTACCCAAGTAAACAAACCTCGCAGAGGTGGCCCTAAGAAATTCGAAGTTCTAGCTGTCGAGGGTGATGTTGTTAAGTATATTCCCTTTGGCGATCCTAATATGGAAATTCGAAAAGATAATCCCAAAGCTCGTAAATCATTTCGTGCAAGGCACAAATGCGACACGGCTACAAGTAAACTAACGGCCCGTTATTGGTCATGTAAAAAATGGTAAGGAGACTATTATGCCAAATGTAGGTGGTAAGAAATTTAGTTATGACGCTAAAGGTAAGGCAGCAGCTAAGGCTGAAGCCAAGAAGACCGGCAAGCCTATGACTAAGAAAGCTGGTTATATGAAGGGTGGCATGGCTGCTAAAAAGAAAATGGCTCACGGTGGCATGGCTGCTAAAAAGAAAATGGCTCACGGTGGCATGGCTGCTAAAAAGAAAATGGCTCACGGTGGTATGGCTGCTAAGAAAAAGAAGTAGCTTATATGTCATTAGTTAAAAACATGAATGCCCGTAAAAAGGCTGGAACTTCCCGCTCCAAGAAGAAAAGTACCGTAAGCGCCAAGGCGTATAAGGACATGAAGGCTGGTTGGCCCAAGAAGAAAAAGGCTAAGAAATAATGCCAGATGAAAAAGTACTCACCGACAAGCAAAATGCTTTCTTAGAGGCATTGTTGCTGAAGGAGACTAGGGGCAGTATCCGCAAGGCTATGGACGCAGCTGGGTATTCTAAAACCACTTCTATTAGTTCTATGGTTGAGTCCCTTGGTCCAGAGATACACGAAAGAGCTAACAAGATACTTCAATTGAATGCACCAAAAGCTGCTTGGGGTATGGTCGAAGTCTTGGACGATCCAAGTGCAATGGGCGCGAGAAACTCTATAGCAGCTGCTGCACAGATCATGGATCGTACTGGTTTAGTTAAAAAAGATCAGCTTGAAGTTAAAAATACAGGCGGTGTTATGTTTATTCTACCACCAAAAAATGACGATTGAGTATTTGGTTAAATAAAACCAGGGCTAACAAGACTGCAAAGATACCATATGCGTACAAGCAGTCTGAAGATGATCCGTTAGTACTTGTTGCTGATCAAGTAAAAGCTTCTCTTGTAGAGGATGCTATGGATTACCTTGAAGAGGGTAATAGCACTCGCAAGACAGCTGAGTGGCTTACGTCAAAGACAGGCGATAAGATTAGTCACCAAGGCTTAATCCACATATGGAAAGCCCGTAGGGGAAAAGATAGTGACACTCCTTCAAAACGCATAAAGGAACTTGCTAAGACTAATCGCAAGAAAAAACCTAAGACTGCTGCTGGAAAGAAGTTGAGTGCAGCCAAGAGAAAGCAGACAGACGCAAAGCGTTTACTAACCCTAGCTAAGAAAAAATTAAGTGCCTTAGAAGCACCAAAAGATGCTAATACTTCTAACTTAGATTTCTCAGTAGTTGAGAGCCAAAAGCAGAAGAAGGAAATAGTATTTTCGCCTAATCCAGGCCCTCAGACTGAGTTCCTTGCAGCGTCTGAACAAGAGGTACTATACGGCGGCGCGGCTGGAGGAGGCAAATCATTTGGATTATTAGCTGATCCTATGAGATACTTTAGTAACCCTAATTTTAATGGGTTAATTCTCCGTAGATCTAATGACGAACTTAGAGAATTAATATGGAAATCACAAGAACTTTATCCCAAGGCATTTGCAGGTGCTAAGTGGGGAGAGAAGAAGTCTCAATGGACTTTTCCTTCAGGTGCTAGACTTTGGTTAACATACCTAGAAAATGATAGAGATGTACTGCGGTATCAAGGTCAGGCTTTCAGTTACATAGCCTTCGACGAGTTGACTCAGTATGCCACACCCTTCGCGTTTTCCTATATGAGGAGCCGCTTGAGAACAACTGATCCTAGCCTTCCTATCTTCATTCGCGCCACAACAAACCCCGGCTCAGTCGGACATAGTTGGGTTAAGCGTATGTTTATCGATCCCGCACCAGCAAATACAAAGTTTGTGGCTAAGGATTTAGAAACAGGCGAAGACTTAGTCTACCCACCCAGCCACGAGAAGGCTGGAGAGCCTCTGTTTTATCGGCGTTTTATACCAGCCAGCCTCAAAGACAATCCGTATTTGATGGAAGGCGGTCAGTACGAGGCTAATTTGCTCTCTCTTCCTGAGATGCAGAGAAGACAACTCTTAGACGGTGATTGGGCAATTGCAGATGGCGCAGCATTCTCGGAATTTAGACAAAATAAACACGTTATTGAACCGTTTGCTATACCACACGATTGGCGTAGGTTCCGTTCATGTGATTATGGATACAGTTCTTATAGTGCTGTTCACTGGTTCGCAATTGATCCAAATTTTAACACCCTAATTAATTATCGAGAGCTATACGTTAGTAAACACACCGGCAGGGATCTTGCCAAGGCAATATTAGAGGCTGAGGGTGATGATAAAATTGATTATGGGGTCTTAGATTCCAGTTGTTGGCACAACAGAGGGCAACTTGGTCCCAGTATAGCAGAAGAAATGATTTCACAGGGTACTAGATGGCGTCCGAGTGATAGAACAAATGGCGCACGGGTGGCAGGAAAGAACCGCTTTCACGAAGTACTCAAGATTGACCCTGAAACAGGAATTCCAGGCATACAGTTTTTTAACACATGCCGACAAATTATTGCAGATTTACCAGTTATACCTGCCGACCCTAAAGGCTCAGACGACATAGACCCTCGCTATGCAAGTGATCACGCATACGACAGCGTTAGATATGCAGTTATGAGCCGACCACGAGCCTACTCCCCCTTTGATATGGGCCACGGCGTACCTCAACAAGTCTGGCGACCTTCAGACACAACCTTTGGATACTAAATATGGCCTTGATGGATAAACCACTACAAGATGATGTAACAGATTCTGATGTTTCAATACCACTAACTGAAGACGGGGATGTCGAGCAGGAAAATCAAAGCTATTCTGGTGCAGTTTCCTTTGTAAAATCACAATTTAGACGCTCAAAAGATGCCCGTTTAACAGACGAAGAGCGTTGGTTGGATGCTTATCGTAATTACAGGGGTATATATTCCAGCGAGGTGCAGTTTACTGACACTGAAAAGTCAAAAGCCTTCATAAAAATTACTAAAACTAAGGTTTTAGCTGCCTATGCTCAAGTAGTTGACGTATTATTTGCTGGAAGTAAGTTTCCAATCGGTATTGAAGCCAGACAATTCCCAAGTAATGTTGCTGACGCCGTTTCTTTTGATCCGAATGCACTTACAGAAGAAAATATCAAAGAAAAGACCGGTGTAGACTACAAACCAAAGCGTTCTATTGCCAGACCAGACATTGCTAGAGACTTGGGGATGTTTCAAGATGATTTAGTGGCTGTTGAAGACCAACTAGAGCTAGGTGTAGGTAAAAATGCGGGTTCAGTCACCTTTGAA